GGTAAATCAAGTACCAGTCTTGCTCCGCAAGGTACAGCTGTTGGTGCTTCTAGCTTAGCCGATTCTCAGTGGTCTACCGCGATTGGTTATGATGCAGATGCACGCAGTCTGCAAGCAACTGCCCTTGGTCATAGTTCGTCTGCCCGTGAACAGGAATGTATCGCTATTGGCGACTCTATTTCTGGACAGACAAACGCTGGCACGACTAACAAGTCTTGTATTGCTATCGGTGACTTGGCGAAAGCCTACGAAGTCGCAGCCGTCGCTATCGGCAGGAATAGTACAGCAGGTGCTTCAAGTGGTGCAACCCGCCCTGGCTGTGTAGCTGTTGGCGATGCAGCGACTTCCACTGCAGAGGCTGCTATTTCTATAGGCCGGAATTCAGATGCTGTCCAGCTTGCTGCTATCGCTATTGGTGACGACACCAACTCAATGGGTGAGGGTACAGTTGCTATCGGAGATACAGCCGAAGCGCGGGACAAGTTTGGTGTCGCTATCGGTCGCAACTCCCGTACAGGTCAAACTAACAACGGAGCAGGCGATCAAGAAGGCATCGCTATTGGCTACCTAGCTAAGTCCTATGAGATTGGTACTATTGCAATCGGGGCAAACGCTATTATCGGTTTAACCTCGGGCGTAACTTCAGACTATTCAATCGCTTTAGGCTTCGGTGCGGAGATACATGACAAACATGCTATTGCTATCGGTCACCTTTCTCAGTCAATTCGAGACCACGAACTAGTTCATTCTATTGACAATGTTGCAACTAACAGACACCGGCGCGGGTCTTTCGGCATGGCAATAGTGACCGCAGATGATACGCCTACTTTGCTGAAAGCAGGCCTGATAGGTAACACCTTCTTCCATGTACCCAGCACCGTTATGACCGTATTTCATGCTCTGGTAATTGGATACTGCTCTGTATCTGGAGATGCAGGTGCGTATGAAATTCTTGGTGCTATCAAGAACCATACTGGCACCCCGGCCTTTGTTGGAACCCCAACGGTAACTATCGTAGGTGAGGATACTGGAGCCTGGGATTGTACTGTATCTGTTGACACAACTGGTGATGGAGTAGAGATTACTGTAACTGGCGATGCTACGAATAATACGGAATGGTCCTGTGATTTTAGGTTCGCTGAAATTGACTCTTAAGGAAACGATATGAAACCCGCTGACGAAAAACAAATACTAAGTAATATTGTGCTATTCATGCGCCGTAGCAACCTCAATGGCGAGGAAGTCATTCCTTTTCAGGAAGCGATGAACTACGTAGGACAGAGGATGCAAATGCTTGATAATATAGATGGTCTGCCAAAACGTCCAGAAGCCGTTCTTGGTGAACCAGACGAACAGCTTAAAGCTGGATAATTGACCTATGGCAGGACCAACATCAGCCGTACCTACTAGTGCACTACCTACCTCTGGAACACCGGCGGACGAGGGTGGTGCTAGTTCGACTGATCTTGTTATTCAAGAATCTCTACACGCACACGCTGCTGATAACTTGATCTTGACTTCGGATTCCACGCTTGTCGTTCAAGAGACCTTACACGCTCATGCCGCTGACAACCTGACTGTCTCTCTTGGTGTATCTCTAGTTATTGCGGAGGCAAATCACGCACACGCAGTTGACAGTCTTGATCCGTGGGTATTGGATACCTTCTTGGTGGTTGCAGACGGAAGTCATGTGCATACAGCCGATAGCCCTGTGCTGATTACTGACAGTCATTTAATCGTTGCAGAGGCACTCCACGCTCATGCGGCAGATAATCTGGATTTGTCAGTAAGTGTTCCGCTAGTCATAGATGATACATTGCACGGACATGCTGCGGACAATATTGACTTGTCTACAGACGTCTTTATCACGATTGCAAACGCGCTCCATGCTCACACAGCTGAAACGTTTGATCTGACTTCGAACCATGATCTGTTGATTCAAGAGGCATTACACGGACACACCGCTGACAACCTCACGCTGGACCTTGGGTTGCTGCTTACGGTTGCAGATGCCACACACGCGCACACAGCAGATAATATTGAGTTTACGCTTGATACATTCCTAACTATTGCCAGCGCGCTTCACAGTCATTTGGCGGACAATCTTGGTCTGTCATATAACTTTGACCTTGTGATAGCTGGTGGTACGCATAGTCATTCTGCTGATAACCTGACACTAGGTGTTGGGCTGGCACTAACTATTGCAGATTCGACACACGGGCATACTGCTGAGAATATTGACCTTGGTCCAGTTGCGATGCTGGAAATCCAAGAGGCTCTGCACGGACATCTAGCAGATAATCTGACACTAGGTATTGTTACACACACAGACTTGCTTATCCAAGGTTCCCTTCATAGCCACTCCGCAGACAATGTGGTTTTGACTATCGCGTATCTGGGAGAGATTCTGGAGCCAGCAATTTTCTCCGGTACAATTGAGCGGGTTATTGAGCAAGCCACCCTTAAACGTGGTATTGCTTCCTTTGGCAAGCGTGAGGTTGTTGGGCTGGAAAGCAAGCAAACAATCTCCGGGAAAGGCGACAAGGACATAGACTAATGAAAGAGACAATTATCTTAGGCCGGGACAACGAGAACTCTGTTTTCCTGTTGGAAGAAGGAAGTCCGCTTACTAGCCTGGTTGGTATTACGCAAGTCTTATTGATTGTAGATGACGTAACAATCGACTCGCTCGGCAACGGTGTAGGCCTCTTTGACTTAACAGGTGCAGAGAACTGGCGACCAGGCGATCCAAAGCCAGTTATTAAGTTCACGCTCGGCACTTCCGGGCTGCTGACTGAGGGAATCTACAGAGGTTGCCGAATTATTACATTTGACACCAGCAACCCTAATGGGTTAGAATGGACTCGTGATCTTGTAATCGAGGTAAAAGCGTAATGCCCAAGGTTGATGAGATTCCCGGCTTGAACTTGGCAGATGAACCCTACGAGGTCGGGTTGTCAGGTTTAACTGTGGCTACCAATATCGACCATTTGCGTGGCGGGAAGACTACTCGACGCCCAGGACGTGTGCAAATTTATTCTGGCACACCGATTGCAGCGGCTGGTGATTCAGCATATTTCCTATTTACGGAGGGAGGCGCACTGAAGCAATTAGAGCTAGACTATACCGCTACTGTTTTGGTAAGTGACCTGGCTGACCAGGAACGCCTACATGCGTGTCGAACTCCTGATGGTAAGATTTACTGGAGTACGCAGCGCGAGCATGGGATGCTAGTACAAGGGCTGAACTGGGACTGGAATATTCCTCGACCCTTGATTCCTAATGCACAGCCTGCTGCCTTTGGATTGCTGCGGGAGGCTCGGTATCTTTATGCCCTGTCTTTCCTGCGGGACGGTATTGAAGGACCGTTATCCCATACAGCTGTATATGAGGGGCAGGGTGGAATTGACTTTACTCTGCTGGATGACATCTCCGCTTTAACAGAGGTGGATCACGTTCGATTATATCTCTCTACGCCTCACGGTACGGAAATGTATCAGGCTGGAGATTTTGCTATAGGTACTGAACCCTCGTATGTGGGTGATGGAACAGAGCTGGGAATTCCAGCTGATCTTGACGATTTTATCCCTATGCCGGTAGGAGGACCAATTCGGTTCTTTGCTGGGCGGTTGTGGATTGCACTCGATTCGTCACTGGTGTATTCAGAGGAATACCATGTGATGCCAAGACCGACGAACTTTCTCGGCTTCGGTGAACGAGTAGAAGACTTTGGGGCTGTGACAGATGGACTGTTTGTGGGAACTGAATCTCGCATATACTTCATTGCTGGCACTAACCCTAAGGAAATGATTCCTGAGGAAAAGGCAAGCTACGGAATGATTCCAGGTACTCTCACTACAGTCGATGGTCGATTGTTAGGTGAAGGTATCGACGGACTTGTGCTTATGTGGGCCAGCCCTCGCGGAATCTGTGCTGGGCTGCCTGGCGGGACGATGCTCAATTTGTCCGAGCGCCGGGTTAATTCCCTTACGGGAGAAAAAGGTACGTCAATGTTCAGGCAATTTGGCGGCCAAAACCATTTTATAACTGTACTTCAAAGTTAAGGAGAAATAATTATGGCCTTTAGACGGTCTACTGGCCTGCGTAATAAGATGCTTGGCATTGAAGCGCAGATGCTTACTAACGGAACTTTTGATTCAGACACTACTAGTTGGACGGCAGTTGATGCAACATTGGCATCTGTCGCCAGCGGGCAATCTTCTAACGCTCTGGAGATTACTGAAACTGGTGGTGCCAATCCAGGGCAAGCTTATCAGGACATCACAACTGTGGTGGGTCGAGCTTATATGCTTGAGTTTTACTTTAAGCAAGGGACAGCTGCTTTTGGCCGTTTATTGCTGGGTACTACTGGTGATATTGACTCAATCAGCGAAGGTATACCGCTGAGTGATGCTGCTTGGACGTTGTATCGAGTTCCATTCATTGCAACAGCGACTACCACGCGCGTTACCCTGCAATCAGATGATGCGACTATTGGAGAGACTTCTGAGTTCGATGAAGTTCGAGCACATGAGTTCCAAAATGGCTTCCGCGGAATCATGAAGAACTGCAAGTGCGCAGTCTACAGCGGCTCACAACCTGCTTCGGCAGATGTAGCAGCCAGCGGAACCCTGCTTTACACCATATCTGAAAGCGCAGGCGGAAACGGCCTGACTTTTGATGTGTCAGCCAATGGTATCGTAACCAAGGCTGATGCAGAAACTTGGCAGGGTATTGCAGGAAACGCAGGTACCGCCGGTTGGTTCCGCTTCTACGAGGATAGTGATGATCCTTCAATGGCAGATACCGACAAAGCCCGACTTGACGGTGCATGTGGAACTACTGGAGCACAGATGAATATGTCCAGTACCTCCATTGCTAACGGCTCTACGCAGTCGGTGACCGAGTTCGCTTATACTGAGCAAGCCGGTTAAAGGTAACTTCTAATGCCTGACTCAACAGTCTCGCTAGTTGCTCCGTATCCAACGCTAGAACTGACTACAGCGTCGGACCAGGTTGTTGTCGAACTGACTTCACCTGATTCGATTCTTGCAGTTACCGCAGCGTCTGGAAATGTAGCAACTGTCGAGGTTGAGACCGAAGTCCAAGATGCAGTCCTGTATATTTCGGCGGCAGCAGGTGGAGTTTCGACTGTCGAGCTTGAGGCTCCATCGCCCTCGTTGGATCTTTCCACTGGGGCAACTGTGGAGCTGGTTGGTGAGTCAGCATTAGATGTTATTTCAGTCACGGGTGGGGTTGCTTCTGTTAGTCTCACAGCACCGCAAGCGACGTTGGGTATTGATGGCGAGGGAGATGAGGTTGCTTTTGTTTCCTTACAGCCAAGTCTTCCAACGCTTGCTGTCTCTGCCGCATCGGGCAACGTCGCCCAGGTCGAGCTTGAGGCAATCCCACCCACTTTATTAATTCCTGCTGGTGCCATTGGCGAAAGTCAAGTAGCCTTAGTAGCTCCACTTCCGGTTCTGGGAGTTTCGGCTGCTACAGGGATTGTCAGTACAATTACTCTTATCGCACCTGAGCCAGACTTGGTTATCACTACCGAGCTTGATGCTGCATTAGCTGGTATCTTTGCTGCTTGGTGCATGAATGTTGAGAGCACAAAAGTCTCGACATACGCTCAATTTCCCTTCAACGCTCTTGTGCGATATGGAGGGCAGCACTTTGGTGTGGCTGCAGATGGAATATACCTGTTAGAGGGTGTAGACGATGCTGGAGCAGATATTAATGCCGAGTTGAAGTTTGGATATGACGACTTTGGCTCTGATCAATTCAAGCGAGTTCCTCATGTGTATGTGGGCTGCAAAGCAGAGGGGAATCTTCAGTTCACCCTGAGCGTAGATGGCAAGCCAGAGTACGCAACATCTTTCTCCCCGGAGGAGGAAGGGATTCACAATACTCGTGTCAAACCAGGACGCGGGCATAGGGGTAGGTATTGGCAACCAGGACTTTTGAATGTTGCTGGAGTTGACTTTGAAATTGCCTCCCTTAGTCTTATTGAAGAAGTATTACAGAGGCGGGTAAGCTAATGGCTGTTACCACGATTATCAACAACTCGAATGCGCGGGCTGATGCTGCCATAGTAGATGCCCAGTCGTATCTGGACGAGTTAGGCGAAATTGCGCGTGAGGACCAACTCAACCTATTTGGAAACTGGGCACTGACTCCGTGGCTAAGTGAGCTGTACGACAACATTGGCATCGCTGAGCCTACTGAAGTAAGTTATGTTGAGCCTGAAACAGAGGACTTGACAGAATTCCAGACACCAGTTGTGCCAGTTATTTCTGGTCCAACGTTGCCTGACCTGTGGACAGATGATACGATTCCAGAGTTCACAGAAGTCGCGCCTGATCTGGATATACCAAACAAGCCGAATCTTCCGATACCAACCTCACCACCTATCTATCAGGTGCAGGATATTGCAATACTTGATTGGTTGGAAACTACTTTTCCGGATCGGCCTTCATTGGATGAAAGTCCTCTTCCAGCTCCAGACGTGTTGAACGTGATGGCAGTCGATATGACACTGCCTGTACACGCGCTGACTTCTCCTGAGAATACCTTCTCCTTTGTGGAGACAGAATATTCTTCTGATCTGTTGGACTCATTAGATGATCTATTGAAGAATGACATCTTGAATGGGAGCTATGGAATTGAGCCGCTCGATGAACAACTGCTGTTCGAGCGCGCAAGGGATCGAGAAGTCCGACAGGCCAACGTAAATGTAAGGCAAATTCGTGAACGAATCGCTGCCCGCAAGTTTCCTGTTCCGCCTGGATTCCTTTACGAGGCCGAGCAACAGGAAGTCCAGAGAGGCGCTTCAGCACTGTCGGAGTTGAACAGAGAAATCCTCCTTCAACGGAGTGAGCGGTTCGTACAAGCTCGACAGTTTGCTGTACAGCAAGGACTCAATCTAGAGCAGGCCTTGTTGAACTATACGTCTTCCAAGGAAGATCGAGCACTAAAAGCAGCAGAGGCTACTGCGAGCTTTGCGATCCAGTTCCACAATACAGCAGTGGCTCTGTTTCAACTGGATATTGAATTACGCAGACTTTATCGTGATCTTCACGCTGAGCACTTGCAGACGGTCCTGGCCAAGGTTGAAGAATATCGAATGAAGCTTCAGCATATTGAGGCTGAGGATAACCGGAATAAAACTCGCGTAATCCTTTACGGACAGTTGCTGGCGGCTGTAAAGCTGTTTTATGATGCACAGGCTGCCCGAGACGAAAGGACGAAGGTTGAACTTCAAATCGAGACTATGAAGTTGGAACAGTCCAAACTTGATGTTGATCTTTACTTGGCTCAGATTCGTGCTCGTCGGGAAACCTTCGATGCGTATGCCACTGAGATTCAAGGAGAGAGCCTGAAACTAGACTTGTTCAGTAGCCAGATTTCTGCACATCAAGAACAGGTTGATACAGTTACTAAGACTTCTGATTTGAAGCGGGCACAGTTCGAGGCAGAGCTGAAGAACTTGATGGAGCGCCGACTGTACTTAAGTCTACAGCTTCAGCGGACTGAGACTGAGTTAAAGACTGTGGTTGCTGAGACTAATGCTTTTGCTACGTCTAACGAGGAGAACATTAATATTTGGCGATTCGGCTTGGATACACAACAGTTCAATTCTCGTATTGGCTATGAGCGCAATGTAGAGGTTGTCAACAAGTATCTGACCGCAACCAAGGTCAACATTGATAACTTAGCTACATCAATGGGAGTTATCAATAACTATAACGAGTTGAAAGCTGTTGCGGCTAAGTCTGCGATTGGCCTGTACGAGAACCAGATCGCAGGAGCTGAGGGTGCATTGAGTGCTGTGGCTAGTCTGGCTGAGGCTGCAGGATGACAGATAAGGTACTCTTTCAAAAGGTAAGCCAGATTCTGAACCTAGTTCGGCGTCTTGGTGCTGAGACTGGAAAGGCAGTCCCTGTTGTCGATTTTATAGTTGACCGTTTTGATCGAACTGGAATAAAGGGACTTGGTGAATACTGGGAGAACCGTGGTGCTTTCTCTGTTATTGAGAATGTCGGCGCTGTAGCAATGGCCGGAGGCTTTGGAACAAGTAATGTGGCTACTATTTCAGGAGATATTCGTACTGCTTATATTCAGCTTCTTGATGACTATTATCACGCAATAACTAATTCACAAGTAACTGCGCCGCTGCTAAGTGGTGGGCAACTAGCCAGATATAGTGCCCGGTTGACCTCAGACAATCTTACTATCTCAGCAGACTTCACTATCACTCCGGCTGTCTTTCATGAGATAATAACCACTACTACCTGGTTTACTACTACTATGCAGGCCTTCGGAATTGCGTCCTCTTTTGACATAGCAGAGTTAGGTGGGCTTGTCTTTACCACCATTGCGAACCATGTAAATCTAGTAGGCTCTGATGATGTTATAGACCTTACTGGACTTCGGTCTTTCATTGCCAGTTCAAACGGGGCAAATATTGCACTCAACGCCACTGAAGACTATCAGCGGGATTACAACTGGCAAACCAGTAATGCCTTTGAACGCTTGCTTGGTGTAGGAACAAACAACCTGAGACTTGTAATTTTAGGAGATGAAGCCAAAGCGTACCTAAATAACACGCTGCTTTTCACAGATCGTACTGGCGCGTTTACTAAGGGTCGAATGGTTGGTCTGCTCTCTCTTGCTGCAGTTGGCCTTCAAGCAGGAAGTATTGGTATAACACCACCTGCTATTACCAGTTTCAAGGCATGGGTAGAAGATGCTGCAGAGCCACCAGGTGATGAATCTGGTCACGGAGTTTACGAAACTAGCACGATAAAATATACAGACGGCTATCATAACGAAGACGGGGATTACAACCCACTCGCGTTTGAAGAGGAGAGTTAAAATGGCGAATTCAACTACTAGACATAGTGGAGACATGCTGCGTAGGATTATGCGGCCTGAATCAAAAGATGACTTCTTCCAATTCCCGAGGACCAAAGCGGTTGCTCGAGGTGTGGTAGACGAAGTAAGCGGTCTGCCTGAAGGAGCCTCCCGCACAGGAACTGAGGTTCGTGGGACATTGGCAACCCTGCCAGCAGTGGCAGCTGATATAGCTGCTCCGATTGCTGGGGCGGTTAATGAGCATGTTCTAACTCCAGTTGCTGATTTTACCAGGAGCCTGTTTGGGATCAAGCCAGGGCAGGAAGAAAGCCCGGCACCGGTAACAGAGCAGCTAGCGGAGGAAACTGCGCCTAATCTCCCTATTCGACCTTCGGCAGCTGCTCCTCAAGGTGACTTCCGCTCTAAGCATGAAGCGTTCCTTGCGACTCAGCAACCTGTTGCAATGCCACAAGGGCGTTTTACAAAGAAGGCTAAGGCTGTAAATCCACTTGACGGTATTGCCCTGCCTCAGCTATCAGGTAATGTTAACCTGGGCGATCTGATGAAGTTTCGGCTGAACGCAATCAACGCAGGTGTTCAGCTTCTGCCTAGAGTAGCTGGGGCTGCACAGAGAAATCAGCAGCAAGAACAAGGAAATAAAGAAGCTGCCTTGGGATTGAAGGAGTTGCAGCTTGGACAGGATCAACGTTTTGCAGAGCAAAATAACCTACTGAAACTTCGTGGCCAAAATGCTACAATTCAAGCGGCTCGTATCCGCGCAGCAGGTGCTCCACCTACTTTCGCTGAGTCAATGAAAGATTTTGACGCTGGTAGGGAGTTTGAACAGACAACTCCAGTTTCAGCAGCAGATGAATTTGGTCAAACAGTTGCTGATACAAGCCGTTTACTTGCTGATACTTATGGCCCAGAGGAAGTCTTCCGTAAGACTAACGAAATAATGCAGCAGAGCGAAGGGGAGTTTGGAAATTTAGACTTGTCTGAGCCAGCGCAAGCGAAGATATTTAACACTGAGTTGACAAGAAGGCTTAATGCTGCTCATCCAGGTCGACTACTGCCGAGGAGACCACAATGACTATTCACGTTAATCATGGAGCTATAGATCGGCAGCAGACCGACAAACGAAATAAGGCGGCTGCTATTAATCCCCTCAAGACTGGGGGAGATGGGCGCAGGACTGAAGAGGTAATTAATACTGCCGCCTTGGCTCGGGCACAAGGGGCACAGCGTGTTATTCCTAGAGACTTGGGAACCCTACCGCTGGCTGAACTTATTAAGCGACCCAGGTGAACGTATGTACGTTTTGACTTGTGCCAAGTGTAAATACGGAGCCCCTTAATGGCCGCATCTGAACACACAAAGCGACAGCTAGCACGATATCTGGACGGAGGAGCCGCACCTCTGAATGCTCCGATTGACCTGCGAAATATGTCTGAGTTCGGTAAGGGCTTTGAAGCCTTCAAAGACGAGACTGTTGGGATCGGAGGAGGCATTCTTGCGCTTGGTGCTCAGCACCTACAGAAGGTTCTTCCTGATTCACTTGCCCCAAAACTTGACTCTGTGGTACAAAGTGGGCTTAAAACCTTCGAGGAGAAGATGGCAGAGGCTACTGCTGGTGCTCAAGCTCCGGCTGTCCCCGAGATTGAGCAGATCAAAGGCTTCAGTAGCTTAGCTGACTGGGCAGCATTCCAAGCCGGTAAAGGTTTGCCGCAGCTGGCAGGCTTAGGTCTGGGTAGTATAGTTGGCCGTGGGCTTGCTAAGTTCGCTGTTGATAAGGGCTTGAAGCATACTATCAAGGCTAAGGTTGGAGATACACTTGTAGGACAGAAAGTTACTCAAGAATTGAAAGATGAAGCTGCTGATGAGATACGCAAAACTCTCAACAGGGGTACAATTGCAGGCGGCTTCCTGACTGCAGGCCCGTATGAAGGTGGAGCTTCCTTTGGGGAGCTGGTTGGTGAAGGTCTAACTCCTGAAGAAGCAGCTAACCCGGCACTTGGAACTGGAATAATTAACGGTGCCTTGGAATTCGCTCCACTCTATCAAGTAGCTAAACGCCTGGGAATGGGTGAGTTTGCCAAGAAGGGAGTCCGAGAAGCCATTATGAAGGACGGTAAGCTCGGTCAGGCCGCAATTGAGTTGGCTAAGCGAGCTGCCAGCGCCGGTGGAGTCGGTGCCGTGGCTGAGGGCGTGACTGAAGGCTTACAAGAATTGACAAATATCGCTTCGCTCAGGTGGGCGAAAGAACAGGACCTCTTTAGCGCGTTGTCTGAGGAGGACTGGAGTCGGATTGCAAACGCAGGTGCTGCCGGTGCCTTGCTCGGTGGTGGTGTTGCTGGTACTGCTGGT